TTGGTGGCAATGGTGGACTGACCAACTCGCGACCAGATATTGACCCATCGTTCACAAACTTCCATTTGCCTTGCAATGTATCGTGGTCGTAGTCTCTGGAAACGATGGTCACACCGTTATCCTTAGCTTGTGCAATCATTGCCCGTTCAGCGTTGCAAGGGTCAAGAAGTTCAATCTCAACACCGATGGTTTTTTCAGTCATATATTTGGATGCCAGACTGATGGCATCTTGTAATGATATATCGTTCATTTTTTCGTCTTTTTTGGTTATGTGAATCTGGCAGGTAATGCCATTGGCGGTAAAATACCAAGGGTGACCCATTGGTGTCAACTATCAAAAAGGGTGACCGTTGAAAGCCACCAGAGGGTCAAAAAAGGGTGACCGTTGGACATCTGGCATCTGGTAAAGGGTGACCCTTGGAACGCCATATGACCCTCATATGACCCTCTAAAGGGTGACCCTTGGATGCTAGGATATCAGAAAAGGGTGACCCTCTGGCTGGATATAAAAAGACACGATATGCACACCCAGACCGGGTTTGTAAGTGCCTATAAACCAGGATTTTACGCATTATTTAGAATCATTCTTAATACTATTTAGAATTATTCTATATATACACAAACTGCCTCTTATTGTTGTGTAAGTTACTGGTTATCAACACTTTACACACTCTACTAAGGGGGGGACGGGGTCGAACTGCAGTGCAAAGTTTAAAAGTGTTATATATAAACTGCCCCCTAAAAAAATCTCTAGCTAATGGACGGCTTGTGCTGCCTAGTGCATTGCCTATTGACACCTATTCTCTTATATATATATATGTGTTTATATCTGGTATTGGTTGATCAAAATTGATTAAGGGTAATTTAAAAATGATTGAGGATAATATTGTAGATGACTCTAAAGACAAAGAGCAATTAATGAGCTACATCAACGATGCTATTATCGAGATAGCTGCAGAGAAAGAGGGTAGGCAAGCAAACAGCATATCTAGAAGTAACCCAGAAAAGGTAGCTAAGATACTATATCTATCTGCATTAGGATTATCGCAAACCTCAATAGTTAAAAAATGCAACTACAATAGAAATACAGTCATTAATGTCCTGGTAGACTACGCTGACCACAAGCATCAGTTCAGAGAACTAGGAGGCAAGCTATCTGCTAAATCATATATGAACCTAGAGAGCCTAGAAGAAGATATGATTCAAGTAGTCCGCGAAAGGATGCAGACTGGCGAGTACGAGCCTACAGCCAAAGACATTAAGGACATTAGTATAGCTAAGATAAATTCAAGCAGACAGGCTTTAACGGCTAGGGGTGAAGTAAGTGCTATTACAGAGAACAGAAACGCTGTTACGCAAGAGGATTACGAAGATACACTAAAAGCTGCTAGAGAAAGAATCGAGCAATTAAAAAAGGTTGAGGAGGTTATTGATGGGTAACTCTATATTAGATTCTGAATACGATCCTATCTATGATCAAATAAAAGGCATACTAGGTGAGCATTTTATAAATTACTGCTTCATAGTAATGGATGAAAACGGAGATTTGTATTACGATTATACAAATATGCGTATCGCAAAAATGTTGATAAAGGAAACGGCAGAAGAGATCAATGCTTCTTATGAATACGAAGATATTGAAATAGAATGGGACGACGAAGAGGAAGAAGATTAGCGTGGAATTAATTTTTACCGAGCATCCTTTTCTAAGCTGTCCTTCGGATGAAGAGATTGTTTTACTTGCAGAAAACGACCCAAAGCTGCTTAAGTCCCTGTATGAAAGTCACGAGGGTCGTATCAAAGCATCTCAAGAAGACCCTATACGTCACGGCTTTGATTTAGAGGGTTGGGAAAGAATATCAGATGGTCTTGAAAAGCATAATGAAGTTCTAGCCCTTGGAGGAAATAGAAGCAGTAAAACTACCGGGTGTGCAAAGCTAGTAATGCAATCCGTAGTTAATAATATCGATGGTCATATAGTATGCTTTAGTCAAAACGCAGACACATCTATTAAAGTACAGCAAGCTGCAATATGGGATATGATGCCCAAGGAGTTTAAAAAGAAAACAAAGAGCATTGAAGGATATATTAATTATAGTATGCAAAATGGTTTTACTGGCAGTAGTTTTATTTTTCCAGATAGTAGAACTAGAGTGGACTTCAAGACTTACACGCAATTTAGTAACAATCATACATTACTAGAAGGATTTGAGTTTGGTTTTAATAAGCCAAGTAAACTAAATATCGGAGCCTGGCTTGATGAGTACCTTGGGGACTCAACCTTAGTAAATACTCTTAGATTTCGATTAGCTACCAGAAACTCTAAGATGGTTATTGGATTTACTCCTATTGATGGATATACCCCATTTATTTCTGACTACTTAAAAAATATACAAACAACAGAAACTAAACCTGCAGAACTTCTTAATGGTCAAGAAGTTCCAGTAAAACAATATAGTCCAGACAGAGATGCTGCTATTATATATCTGCATTCGGATGAAAATCCGTTTGGAGGATATTCTAGAATAGCTAAAGACCTCAAAGGCAGAAGCCAAGAAGATATATTAGTTCGTGCATACGGAGTGCCAGTCAAGTCAATGACATCTCTGCTACCATTGTTTAATACGGAGATCAATGTACTATCTGATAAACCAAACAAATACGGAAAAGCCTTTCCAGATATTTCCAATCAACGATTCTTTAGTTGCTATCAAGTGGTCGATCCCGCCGGGGCAAGAAATTATGTCGCAATATGGGCTGCAGTTAATGAAAGAGGTGAAGTCTACATACGGAGAGAATGGCCCGACCGCAATACATATGGTGAATGGGCAAATTTTGGTGACCCCAAATGGAAATATGGACCTGCTTCTAAAAAAATTGGATACAATGTAGCAGGATACGTTGAACTATTTGAAGAAATTGAAGATGATTTAAACCTAGAGGTAATAGAACGAATTGGAGACTCTAGATATTTTGCTAGAGAAAATGAAAACAATGATGATCTATTTACTTCTTTCTACGATTATGGAATGCACTTTGTTCCGTCAGACGGCAGGGGAGAAGAAATGGGAATAAGTGCGTTAGATGATTGGTTTAATTACAATCCAAATTTTAATATAGATGAAGCAAATCAACCTCTATGCTATATACACGAGGACTGCGGTAACTTAATTGATAGTTTAATTAATTATAATGCACGAGGTAAACCAGATGAGGCTTTAAAAGATTTTTTTGATGTAATACGATATTTAAGGATGTCTAACTCTGGAGAAGGTCCAGATCACATAACAGATGCAAGTTTAGTTGCAACAAAAAATACACAAGGAGGCTATTAATGGCTAAGAAAAGATTAACAGATTTATGCAGAGAATACGGCATTCATTTTAGTGAAGCAAAAGATATAGTTGATTTTCAATTCGATGAATCAATGGTATCAGGTAAAGGTAAAAATACCTGGATCAATGAAGAGGGTCAGGCACTCTTTGATGACCTTGTTCCTATTGATATAATCTATAGGGGTAGGGTATTAAAACCTGCACCCAATAAAAGTTATGTTATAGCATATATTAAAGAACTGACGCAAAAAGTGCCTGTAAAAGTTCCTATGCGTTATCACAAGCAATTAACAAATAAAATTATTTATATACAAGCAGATAATACTGGACCAGAAGCCAAGTATCATTGGATAGTAACCCCAAGAAGTCATAATTTAAAATTCTATGGATAGTCAGTCAAACTACGAGGGACTTACTTACGTAAGCAAAGAACCAAGTGTAGAAACTTTGCGTAACGCATATAGCGAAACAGTAATAGATTTAGAAGGATATTTTGATCTTTGCCGAAACTCGTATGACGACAGGCGAAATGATTGGGCAGGTAAGAGCCGAGATCATCGAAAACACGGAGCAGACGCATTTCCCTGGGAAGGTGCTGCTGATATGGAAGCTCATACTATTGATGAGCGTATAACTCGATTAGTTTCTCTGTTTATGTCTGCACTTAATCGTGCAAATGTTCGTGCCTTCCCGGTTGAGGCAGGAGATATTGCAAGATCAGTCGTTGTTTCTGGATTTTTAAAATGGATGGTATCAAGCGGATATATTCCTCGTTTCAAAAGAGAAATGGAGTTAGGAGCAAACTATCTTTTAGAGCGCGGCATACTTTTAACGTATGTTGGTTGGCATCGAGAGGATCGTAGATTTCTTCAAGAGCTATCATTAGAGCAAATTGCTCAAAATAGCCCAGAATTAGCAGAAGCTATTGTTTCAGGAGTAGCAGATGGAGAAATTACTGCATTAATTGAAGCTGCTTTTGAAGGAATTAGCACTTCTAGAGCCAAAAAAGCACTAAAAGACCTTAAAAAAACAGGTGTAGCTGAATTACCAGTAGTCCGAAGGCAAATTGATGCTCCAGAAGTTAAAACATTAGCTCCAGATGGTGATTTTTTCTTTCCTTCCTATGTAACCGACCCACAACGTGCGCCATATTGCTTTTGGAGAACATATTATACTCCACAAGAGCTTGAAAATAAGGTAGTTACAGATGGTTGGGACAAAGACTTTGTAGATTATGTAATTGGTCACTATCGAGGCATAAGTATTGATGTTACAAATCGTGAAGAAAATCTTTCACGTAATTCTACGCTAAATAATAGTGCATATGAATCAAATGATCTAATTGAGCTAGTCTATGGCTATCAAAGACTTATAGATCAAGAAGATGGATCTGAAGGCATATATTGCACAGTATTTCATAAGGACTTTAGCGGAAATGACTTAGCACCTGGATACGCAAAGTTTGAACTACTCAATGGCTATGAAGATTATCCAGTAGTTGTTACAAAGCTATCTGAAGACAGTAAACGTCTTTATGATACACCTACTATTCCAGATGTCCTTCGAGGAATACAAAACCAAATTAAAGTAGAACGTGATTCTCGTATTGATCGAAATAGCATAGCTACATTGCCACCAATATTGCACCCAGTAGGTCAAGCTCCTACAGATTGGGGACCCGGTAGGATGATTCCATATCGCAGAAAAGGTGACCTGGATTTTGCACCTGCACCATCTTTTAATAATGGTTCTATAGAAATGGAGCAAACGATGGAAGAGCAAGCTGATAGACTTTGTGGCTTAGATGAAAAGTCTCAAATTAGTCAGATACGACAGCAGTTTTTAGTAGATAAGTTTTTACAGCACTCCGCAGAGGTTTTACGGATGTGCTATCGTTGCTTTCAAAGATTTGGACCAGATTCTATATTTTTTAGAGTTACTGGTTTTCCAGACCCGCAGGTATTTGATAAAGGCAGTCCAGAAGAAAACTTTGATATTGTTGTAAATTACGATGTCCTCAATTCGGATACAGAGTCTCAGGAAAAGAAACTTGAGCAAATCGTGGCACTTACACAAATGGATCGTAGCGGTAGGATTAACATTGATAGACTTCTTGATACAGTTGCTAATGCTATTGACCCAGTTCTTGCAGACAACATTCTACAACCTACAGAAGTTGCACAAGAGCAAATAGTTAAGAAAGTAACAGATGATTTGGCTAAGATATATTCTGGCATTGAAGTTAATGCACAGCCTAATGGAGCGCAGATTGCATTGCAGTTAATACAACAATATGCTCAACAGCCAGATATTACCCAAAGGCTTCAAACTGATGAGTCTTTTGCTGCTCGCCTCGAAAAGTATTCTTCTCAGTACACCTTCCAATTACAACAAATGCAAAACGCACAAATTGGTAGACTTGGAACGGAACCTGCACAAATGCAAGCACCACAGCAATAGAATGGCTATAGGCAACCAAAGCACTACTAATTTTTCAATTTCTAGAGCAAAAAATTTAAGGGAACAAAGGGTAATTGATGCTCTAAATTCTTTTAATATTCCTGAAGGATTAAAAGCAATACTTTATGGAAATATAAAATATGAAAGCGATAATAGTTTTGATATTAATAAACTAGAAGTTTTAAAACCTGGAGTAAAAAGAGCAAAGGGCGTAGGTTTATTTCAAAAAACTGGAGCTACCAGAAGAAACTATGAGGACTATTTGCAAAGAAATAATTTGCAAAACAACGAAAGAAACGAAATAAAATACTATCTTGATGCAATGTCAGGTAAGGATAAAATAGTTTCTAAATATCTTGGTGATGGTTATATGGAAGATTATAGAAACTTAATAGGCGGAAAAAGATCAGAAATAAGAGGCGGTAAACACGGAATAGCTCGTAGGGACTATGAGCCTGTATTTAAAGATTTGCACGAGCATTTTGTAAATTTTATGATGAATCCAGAACAAGAAGCTAGAATTAAATCCTTGCCTACTAGATTGCAATTTAGTTTAGAAGCACGTAAAAACATTTTTAATAACGTAACTTTACCTAAAAGTACCTATCAATCTAAATAATAAATATGCAGATACAAGATGATATTAAAGCCCTACAGCAGTATGATTTTTTTGCAAGATTTGTAGATTTAATACACCAATTTCGTGAGGAGTGCATCGAGGAAATGCACAAGGCTCCATCGGAGCAGATACAACAACTGTCTGGTAGAATTATAAGCTACGATCAAATACTACAAATGGTAGATTTTGATAAGATAAGAAAAACTCACGCAGATACTCTCAACAGATAGTTTACACTACTGTTAATATATAAATATCGCTATCGCTCAAGCGTTAAGGAGTGGAATTATGTCAGATGAAATAACAACGGAAATCGCTGAATCCGTCGAACAAACAGCGTCAAAGTCAAATATGTCGTCAGAGGATTTTATCCAAAGCCGACTTGGTGAATCAGAAGAAGTACAAACTGCTTCAGAAGAAACACCGCAAACAGAATCAGAGGTTTTAACAGAATCCGTTGATGAAGTTGAATCAGAAGAAACCGCATCGGAATCTTCCGATAATGTTCTTTCACAGTTAGATTTGGACAATTTGTCTGAAGATCAAATAAAAGAGTTATCAGAAAAACTTGGTAGCCGGGCTGTATCTCGCTTTGGCGAGCTTACCGCTAAACGCAAACAAGCAGAAGAAAGGCTAGTTGAGTTAGAAAATAAACTATCTGAAAATGAATTAAAAACTGCAAAAAAAGTAGAAAATAATCCTTACTCGGACCTTAAAACTATAGATGAATTAAAATCTAAAGCTGAAGAGGTTAATAATATAATAGAATGGGCAGAGGATATATTATTCGATTCAGATGGATTTTCTCCAGAAGATAAGGTTGCAGAAATAGATGGTAAAAACATTACAAAAAAAGAAGTTCGTACTACTCTATTAAATGCTCGTAAAACTAGGGACAAGTTTTTACCAGACCAACTAAGAAGTGTTCATAAGTTAGATAATGCTGCAAAAATGAAAAAAACTTTTGCAGAGCAAGCTGAAAATGAACTTTCTTGGATGAAGGGTGAAGATAATGATACTAGACGCAAATATGAGTCTATGATAAAAGACCCTCGTTTTGTAGCAATGGAAAAGTCTGTAGACCCAGAAGTGGCATCTCAACTTAACTACATTATTGCTCACGCTGCAAACAGCTTATATGCAAGAAAACCGATAACGGAAAAAAGCGCACCCGGAAGGCTAGCACCTCCAAGTAACGCTACATCTTCAGCAGGAACTCCAGAAAAAACTGCAAGTAAGTCTGTAAAGGCTTTGAAAGAAATATCTCAACGATTCAAAACATCTGGTACAAAAGGTGATTTCATCAATCTAAGAACCCTACAATTAAAAAATCGTTAATCCTAAATAGAAAGTAAATAAAATGTCGTTTTCAAACACATTCGATACTACATCTCCAGGATCGGCAGCTTCTAATAGGGAAGACTTGACAGACGTTCTGACAATTCTCGCTCCAGAAGAAACTCCAATCCTTTCCTCCGCTGGCAAGCAAGCCGCAACCGCTACTCGTACTGAATGGACTGTAGATAGCCTTTCTGCGCCTACTACCGTAGGTGTTTCAGAAGGTGCTGACATTACATCATTCGATGACAAGTTTTCTGGTCGCGCTCGGCTTGGTAACAACACGCAAAAATTCCGTCGTGACTATATGGTATCCGATCTGCAAGAAGCAGTCGATTCTGTTGGTCCTGCAAAGATCGCTCAAGCATT